GCACTGATATTCAGGTTATGTGTGAAGACACGTCAGGCGAAATCACCCTCATAGATGGTACTGAACTATACGAGAGGTATCCCAACCTCTTTGCATGAATAACAGCGGATATGGTGAAATTGGTAGACACGCAGGTTTTAGGTACCTGTGCTTTACAGCGTGGGGGTTCAAGTCCCTCTATCCGCACCAAAACTATTTACTTATGCCGTTCTGGGTGCGCTTGGAATTACTGCAATAATTCCATAACCTGTTGCAGCAGGGAGTTAGGGTTCGAGTCCCTTAAGCGGTATTAGTAAATGGTTTTTCACTCGACGGAGTGAGATCGTGGTGACTGAAGCGATGTCGGGAGACGGCATCAAGGTACCAGAGAAGAGACTTAGCGGTCTGGGTTAGCGCCTGCATCTGGGTAGAGAGATAATTGCACGAGTCTTCTTGCTCTCTCTTGGTGGTAATAAGTAAGTCCACCCCACACATAAATAACTCTATAAGACAACACAAACGAGGGATACAACAATGTTTACAGCAATCGTTTTAGTATGCTTAAGTGGTGAAGATATAGTAAGAGACAACTGCTTTACATATACAAATGAAGTTCTTTGGAACACCGAAGACCAGTGTAAGACAGCAGTCATGGCTGGAATAAAAGAAAACGTATTTACTTTTGAAGATACAGCCAATAGATCATGGGGACCAGCAAGCTTTAACTGTGTACCATGGAAAGTGAAGAGCATTTAGCTCTCCACTATTTTTTTATTTACTAGTAATCATCATCTTTTTTAGATGCCTTTTTACTATAAGCATTAGCACCAAAGAACGCTGCTACTAAGCCAGCAATCGCTACAAAATATGTAGGCGCAATATCACCGATTAGTTGTGCGGCATCTTCTACACCAAAGAGTGATGTAGCAAGAATAAGAATAGGATATAGTAGCATACCCCAAAGAGCAAACCATGCCATTGCACGAATTTGGTCTTCTTTAGCATCTTCATTCTCACGCATTTTTTTCTTATGTTCCCATTCTGCAATCTCTTTTGCTCGGGACATTTCTTCGTCTGTGATAATACCATCGCCATCTGTATCTAGATGTGCGTAAATGGAATCAGCTTCCATTATTTTAGGTGTTTCATTAACTTTCTTTTCCGCCATTGGTTTAGTCTCCTCCAAGTCTGCGTCTTTTAAAAAATCATCGTTAGACATAATTAACCTTTTTTAACCATAGTCCATGCGCCCCAAGCAATAGCGATACCTGCGGCAATCTTAGCTAGTGGTGCCATAAAAAGAATCATAAGACCAAGAGCAATTAACATTCCTCCATCCCATGTTGTTCTTTCTACTAATCTTTTCTTAATCCATTTCATTTCTTTCTCCTATTAGATTCTAATTGATGTATTCTCTTTTCCAATTCATCAATTTTATTTGTAACTCGAGGATATCGTTTGCGCCATGCTTCTGGGTCATCTTGCAACCACTCCCAACCAAATTTGTCTGTTAAATAATTTAGACTTCTATCGAATTTAGCCATGAGCCATAAAGCCATGTTCGTGTTTCTAAACCATGCTAAAAATGCGGCACCAAATATAGAGCCAGCAATTGCTGTGTAAATCCACAGAGTATCGCCAAACATTCTTGTTAGCATTTCCATGTTAACCTCCAAACGTGCTTACTATGCTAGGGCCAAACGAAGTTGCCACCCATGCTAGTACGCCAACTGCGCCAAGACCGACTATAACCCATTTCATTTTGAAGTCATCTACTTTCATAGTCATACCAATCAATTCTGTATTCATTATGCGAATGCTTAAATCGAAAGTTCCTTCTGGCGTATCTTCGTCTTTTAATGAAGTACTCAATTTAATTCTCCTTATTTTCTGTGTATTTGATATAATGGTTCATGCCGTGATCATATGCACCATCAAATGGCATACCCTTTTTCAAGGCTCTCCAACGTCCACGAAATTTATCTTTTACTCTTTGCCATTTTGACATGTTTCTTATTTGACCAAAGTAATTGATATATCTTGGCTTACAAGTATGTCTATACCCAAGAAATGCGGGTGGTACACTTGTAACAAGATCATTGTTGTTTACATGACGATAATGTGGAATATTTTTAAGAGACTTACAAAACTTACGTGTTCCAACTCTAGGTGAACCATAAGTGTAGAGTGCATCTGCGACTTCGTTAAGTCTACTAGCAGCGATAGTTGCCATTGCTCCGCCTAGAGAATGACCACAAATTAAAAATGTTTTATCGTCTGCATATTTTAGAACGAACTGTAGTTCATCCCATAGTTTGTCGATTTCTACTTGAAACCCGTTGTGAACCCAACCACCTTCTTGGGCTTTGTCAGGTAGAGCGTTCAAGTCAGCTTTAATATCTGAGAATTCGCCTGGTTCTGTGCCTCTAAAGCACAAGACAAACTCTTCATCATTCCAGACTGCATGGCATTGTGCGCCATCGTCTTCCATGAATATATGATTATCATATCCTAATTTTTGATATTCAGAATATGCTTCTTCTTGGTCTAAGTAGGCTAATCCAGCCGCCTTGGCCATTTTATGACAGTTGTGTATCATGACCTTTCCTTTGTTGTTGCCATGATGTAGAATTCAATTTGTTATTATTCTGCTAGTGGGTTGTCTAGTGCTTCTTGTATCTTTTCGTTCATATCACTTTCAAGAGTTCTCATGTCTTCTTCCAAACGATTTTCTGTCGTTCTCATTGTGTCTCTTACATCTTTTTCTGTTTCACGATTTAAAGATTCGACTTCACGTATACTACTAGTAACATCTTTTTGAAGTACGTTCATTTCATTACGTACACCCTCTAACGCTGTATCGATAGATGCTTGCGTATTCTTAGTACGATTTTCACTCTCATCTACCTTATCTTCCATACGATCTATACTACCCTCAAGCTTTAATATATCATCTTTCAACCCAGATTTAATATCCCTTGTGTAGTCTATAGCCTCATCTAACTTTGTTTCAATCACATCATTACGAGCTGCTATAGCATCAGTGTCAATGTTTTGAATAATCTCTTTCATGTCCATATAATCTTTATAGATTTCAAAGCCACCCCAGGCAGCACCACCTAGTGTTGATAACGCAGTAAGAAGTGCAAACATCTTACCACCACTAAATTTTAATCCACCAAACTCTACTTCAGCCATTATTTCTCCCCTCCAAAGGGTATGTTTATTCCTAGAACTACGCCAGGTTTTCCGTCGTAACCTGGCATAAGAAACCAGTTTTTATATTTTAATCTAGCTATGGGTCTAAAAAACTCTTTACCAGAATACCCAGTTGCTAATCCAACATCTATATAATCACCTAAAAGTAGTCCATTAAATATGCTAACTGAGCCTTCACTATTGACTACAACACTTCCAATATAACTCTCATTAGTACATGAGATGTTGGGATGTATTTCATTATACTCCCTACCAAAGCCCATATGAGACGTTAAAGCTAGTGCAGCTATGCACGTTAATTCCAATATTCTTCTCCTAATATAACTAGAATATTAGAAGTAGACCTTTTTTAGTTTTCGAATTGCAACTGTCTTAGTTGTTGTAATTCTCTTTCTAACTTCATTACTTCTAGTCGTTTTTTCTGTAGTTCTAACTCATATAAATCATTACAATTAATTCTAGCTTTAGGCCTTGCACCTAGTGGAATAGTAATTCTTGCATACACACCAACATCACCAGGTCTACTCGAATCATTAAATGAGTTATTCATAGTATCATATTGACCTTTTTGTATGATACCAGTTACTCCAACCTCCATTGAAGTAGCCGATCCAATAGCATTAGCACAATCTAATTCACCGGCTCTAAACCTATCTTGTTGATAGCTTTGCGGTAACCCAGGTATAGCTAAGTTTAAAGAACTTGAATCGGCAAAGGCAATACTCACTGCAAATATTTGACACGTACTCAATAATATTAATCTTCTAAACATTACGATCTCACTCTACTTATCTAATTTTGAACATATCCTAGAAGCTATGACAGACAATTCTTTTTCATCATTATCATCTTTAATCAATTTTGACCTAGTACACACATAGACTGCTTTATCTTTATCTTTGCTTCTAATGTATACGTCAAATGATTTTCTCTCTAAATAGTTCACTGTTAAAATTCTAGCTGAGGCAGCAAATGGTATTTTATTCCATTCTTTATCAAACACCTCAATCTCATAATATGTAACATCTTCTCTTCTATTGAAAAGCATCATTGTTACAACACTTACTGCGTCTATATGGGACGTTCTTAATTTAGGGTATGTTGGCGTTAACTCATGAGCCGAAGCTGTCGAACCTAACGCCAACATTAACATAATGAAAAATACTCTCATTAGTTAGCGATACATTCTGCAACTACAACTGTAGTATAAGTACCAGCCGGTAATGATTTAGTATTTCCGTAAGCTGCTGTTGAATCTACGGTAAACCAAGTTGTTCCCGCCGCAGTCAGATTGAATTCTGTTACATTATTATATGTAACTTTGTTTGATTCATAATCAGACATAGCTGTATCACCAACTTCTTTTACAGTAGTAGCACCTGTCCAAGTTACAGAATCGTTTAGACTTGGGCTAGACGAAAATGAATCTGGATGAGATATTTTCGCTGTATAGTAAGCTGCTTGTGCAACATCATAACGAATGATTGGTTTTACCCCACCAGCACTTGGTTCAGTACTTAGTTGGTGTGGTGTTGGTGAACCGTACACACCTGCTCTATCTGTAAAAATAGAACATTTAGATTGTACAGTACCCGTGATAGGCACTTCTTGTGATGCTGCTAGTGCGGATCCTGTGGTAGCTGCTGCAGCAATTAGTATAATAGCTTTTATGTTCGCCATTTTAGTTTCTCCACTAATTTAGTTTCGGTATTGTGAGCGTACCATCTCTCTATGAACTTCGTCACGTCCTAGGTTACTTAACGCTCTTGCATTATCAGGTAAGTCACTATCTTGTAAGGTAATCGTTTCTTCATAAACTCCGCCAGGAATTATTGCATTAGTATATACTTCAAATTGAGGTATAGTTGAAAGCTGGCTAATAATATCACTTTGCCTAGCACCATCTATAAACCCCTCAATATCTACATTCTTGTTTAGCATTTCGATTGGATCTAGCTCTTTTGCTTTATCCTCTTCGCTTTTAGCTTGTTCTTTTTCTTCTTCAGTCTCTTCGTCAACCTCAGTCTCTCTATTAAGATTTAGTTGAACCCATTCATCATAATATGGATCATTAACATCTGGTTCACGATCCAGTAAACCTCTTTCTTTTAGCCAGTCATATAGAGCAGATTCATAACCAGGACATTCCGGGTTTGCTATCACTATATAACACGGGTCAAACCTATATGTATAATATACACTTGGGTCTTGAACAGTACCAAAGCCTGTTGTTGCTATAGACCCTTCACCAAAAAGTTCTGCCGGTAGATTACTAAGAGGTACTGACTTATTTATTGTAGCGCCAGGTAATTGACTCCAATCATCTGTCTCTCTAAACATATATTCATTAGCAGTACCCAATTTTCTATTTTGTATTGTTACTGTAAAGTCATCATTCGCATTTTTTTGAACTGTATATCTATATAAAACACTACCGATTGTTATTCCAGCTTCAGGTGGTAAAACGTCAGCCATGTTCCAAACTGGACCATTCGATGCTGCATTATTTGTTGTTCCGCCTACCGTATCACAATAAGAGTAAGAGGAAAAGCCCACCGATAATACTGCCGCCAATAAAGGTACTCTTATTTTCATCGCTTATACGCCTGTTTCTTGCTTCTGGTTGTTGTTCAGGATTTTCTTCCCATGCTAGTTTAGCTGCTTGACCAATCATGCCATCATATGGGCATGGTGTGCCTGCTTGCATCATTGCTCTAAAGACCCTAGGATCCTGGCACATGACTGACACGGCTGCCACTTTCATTCCCATATCATATAAAGTTTTTGCGTTTTTTAATTTTTCACAGTTCATATCCCTTACAGCCTTACCCGCCGAGATCCCTAGAATTTGGGTCTGTACCGCCCCTGATACTCCTACAGTACATAAATCAGAATTAGCTGAGTTTATATTTGGGGAAATAGCAGATGGTGGTGGGGATTTTACTGTGGTTTCTGACTTAGCATCACTTGTTACTGAACTTGTAGTAGTTGATTCTGTTACGATTGCATTACTATTGAGTGTTGCAGTATCTTCTGCTATCGAAGCAGTTGCAAATACAAGGCCAAAAATGACCAAAGTGATTCTTTTAAACATATCTTATCCACCTATATTAGTATAATTTCACTCTTATATTTATGAAAATAAAGACCTTATTCCTCTTGATTCGAATCAAAAAGTATGATATATATAAATGTACATATTCCTGTAATTGAGAACGAAGCAACGCATGTTAAAACCAACTCATTCTTGTTGTACGAACTCAAAGCTTGAAAGAAGAAAGACTGTGCTAACTATAGACGATCTTAGGTTTGATGTAGTTATAGTTTATTGTAAGAGTTGTGGTGTTGTAAGACCAAGTGGCTCTACAATTTTCGATGGTAGTAAAACAAATGAGGTGGAAGTTTGATACACACAATAGAAGATATGATGCGTAGAATTGATGTAATGAAAGACAAAGCTATAGAGTTGCATCGTATTAGGAATCAATATAGCGAACTAAGTGGTAAAACTTACGATAAAGTTATTGCGAAGGCCTTGTTAGAAGATATACAAGGAATGGCAGCCGGTATTGCGAATGATACACAAGGTGATGAGATTAGAACTGAAATGGAATATAAAGGAAGAAATTATGAATAAAGTAAAAGTTACAGCCAATCTAAAGTTAAAAACTTATAATGTTAGAGTACCTGGAATGAAAACTGTTGATGTTGTAGATGCACGTAACTTTGGTGTGTCTTCATCTGGTGCTTTAGTTTTTAAAGGTAATGATGATGCGGCACTCAAAGCATACAACTCAGATGAGTGGTTTGAAGTATGGCAAGTGTAAAAATAACACTTGACATTCATTATAATGTATGATAATATACACACTATTACAATTAACTTGGAGTAAAAATGATTAATAAAGATGAACAATATGTAGCAGTTACAGCAGTGGCTACTTTTAAACACCGTTATGTTATTCCAATGAGTGAACTTCAAGCAAGCAATCCCGATGTACCAGCTGAAGCATCTTGGGCACTTGACGCAGTTACAATGAATGAAGTTGAAGAGTTTAGTCAAAAGTTTTTGGGTGAACATATCGTTGATGCTCAAGTCATGGACCAAGAGCAAATCTTGCAACTCTTTGATGGCGATAACGACTATTTAAAATCTTGGTCTACAGATCAAAAGTTACAACATATTCATCGTTGTTGGGTTAATGTTGAAGAAGGTACCACATCTAGTCGGGCTAATGAGAAATTAAATGTCTCAGAAACGTGAGTCTTACCATGACTTTATGGGTCGTAAAATGCGTGAAGAAGACGCTAAGATTATGACTGACGAACAAATGATTGAGCGTTTAAGATCACATGCCCATTGGACAGTTCAAAAGCCGTGGGCAGATATTGCGAATAGATTAGAAGAACTTAGTAACAAGGAGAAAACGTGAATGGGTAATAGATCCACTGGTAAGAATTATACGTCAAAGGGTGAGCGTCGAAGTTCGATTAGCACACCTAACAAAGACTCGGGCCAACGTGTTTTGAATCAAATGAGGGCTTTAGAACAAGGTAAAGATGTAGTTTTTACTATTGAGAACCCAAATAAAAATGAAACCAATCGCAAGTTCATTAAGCAACGTGTGTCTGGTAGAGAATGGGTTAAGAGGCATCAAAGCTTTAGATTAGCGGGTGGCCCAAGTGATTAAAATATATGGTACTCAAAATTGTTCATATTGCAAACAAGCAAAAGATGTAGCTGAAAGCTACGACTTGCCATATGAGTACATAGATTTACACGAAGGTGATAATATGAATATTTTTCAGAAAAAGTTTCCAGGTGTTCGAACAGTACCACAAATTGTTTGGTACGAGAAGCATGTTGGCGGCTTTACTGAATTTTTGCAAGAAATAGAGGACACTAGAACTTATGGAGATGGAAGTGTATAATAAAAATCAAATCAAAGAAATTCTTTTAAATGAAGTAGTTAGCTTATCTTTTGAGAAGAAAGATGGCTCAATTCGTGAAATGACTGCTACACTAATCGCAGATCAATTACCAGTTGTTGATGCAGCTGCGTCAAAAGAGAAACCACTAAATAACAAAAAGAGCGACTCATCTATTGCTGTATGGGACGTTGATAAAAAGGCTTGGCGTTCATTCCGTTGGGATAGCTTAAAGACATTTAAGAACGTTGCCGCAAAGGTGGAGACAGGGTAATGAATAAATTAGAAGCTTATACAATGCTTCAAAACAATAACGAAAACACCATTCACTGTGAAGTGGGTGGTGACCTTCGTGTTTACAATCGTGTATCAGTAGATGTTACTGATCCAACTGTTGAATACGATTCTTTAACTACGCCGTTTCTTTATGTTATAAAAGATAATGCAATTGACAACGTGCAAAGAATTACTTGGAAAACTATTAAAAGTGTAAATGGAGTACGTTACATACATGCTAAATGATGAAAAGATTATTGATGGAATTAATCCAGATATTTTAAAAGATGTTCAAGTACTAAGAAACTTTAAAGAAGATTTAGATCCTAAGAAGAAAAAAGTCTTTGTTGTAGATACTTTGCCAAACGATCCTGAGGTCTTACCACTCAAAGAAAAGTGGAAAGTCTTTGATAAAATTGTGTTCAAAAGTTTTTTACAAAAGACATTGTTTAATACTTACTTCGAAATTCCATACTCAGCTGGTACTGTGATTAGAGATAGCGTTACACCTATTAAAGCACATAAGAAAAATAAAGATACAGTAAATATTGTATATCATGCTGAGCCATATGTTGGTTTAGATTTAGTTTATATTGCATTTAGAACACTTGCCGCAGATTACGAGAACTTAAGACTAGATATCTACACTGCAAATGGTGAATATGTTTGGGATGAAAATGATGAGACGTTTTCAGAGTTATTCAGACTTATAAATGAACATCCGCAAATAACTAATTATGGTCGCAAGTCTCCCAAAGAAATCAGAGATGGTTTAGAGAATGCAAATATTTTTGTTGCACCAGGCACTATAATGCAAGCAACAAACGAAAGACT